TGCAGAAGAAGGCGGTGGTGGCGGTGGTCAACCTATGTTACCACCAGCTGCAGGAGATCCTTCATATGGAAGACGTGCACCATTTACAGGAACTGCTGATGGTATAGGACTTGGTGATCCTAAAACAGGTGAGAGAGCAATGCAACCTATCAAGAAACGTAAGAGTCTTGCTAGAAAACTGTTTAACATGACGCCAATGGGTATGGCATTTAATGCAGGTACTAAGATATTCCAAGGTGCAAAAGGATTAGCGGGTAAAGCATCTGGTTTAGGTAAGGGTCTAAAAGGTTTAGCTGGCAAAGCATTTGGTATGACACCAATGGGTATGGGTTTGAAACTTGGTATGAAAGCATTTGGTGGTATTAAAAATATATTTGCACCAAAAGATGAGCAAACAGTAAACCTAACAGAATTGACTGATAAAACTATAAAAGAAAATAGAGAGTCAGCAGATTCTAAAACAGAGAAACAAGTTGCACTTGCGTCGGGAGTCATGGCTGGAGGATCCGAGGATACTCCCCCTCCTGCTCCTTCTCCACAAGAAGGTAGTGAACTTGCACAACCTGAGATTATTGATTCTCCCTACCTTGACGTATACAACACCACATCGCAATTCTAATGTCAGTAAATCAGAAGTCAAATTTTAATATAGTTGGATTCTTCATTGCTGACTATCCTCCTGTAAATACAAATCAGGTATTGTATGTTCAGTATATTGAGGATATAAGATCTGCTACTACACTCATGGACGTGCAGATTACAGATACTGAAAGTGGTTTCTTGTCAAAACTAACTGGCATGGAAAATGTTTTCTTGGTAATTGATGACAGTGAGGGAAAGACACAATTAGGTGGAGATTTTGTTATCTATGATATACAAGATAGAAAAAATATAAGTGGAAAGTCATCAGCAGTATTGAGATTATGTAGAACTGATTTTTTAAACAACGCTGCTAATAAAATATCACGTAGATTTGGTAAAGGTGGTGGTTCTAAGATAGATAGGATCGTTAAAAAAGAGATCTTGCAAGATCTTATGGGTATTGATAAAGCAAGACTCACAGATTTTGAACCAACGTTAAATAAGTTTTCATTTGTATCACCATACTGGAATCCATTCACAGCAATAAGATGGTTAGCTGCAAAGGCAATACCCGCAAAAGGTAGTGGATTTAATGCTACTGCAGGATATTGTTTTTATGAGACGAGATCAGGATATCATTTTGTATCTTATGATTCTTTCTCAAAGAAAACACCTGTTACTAGAATTGTTGCAGGACATGAGGGAGAAGAATTAGAGGAAGAAGAGGACAAGGGTATTATATCTGTATCAAAAGTGAATGTAGAATCATCGTGTGATTTATTGGCGGGTTTGAACATGGGTTCTTATCTAAGCAACATTATGACAGTGGACTTGAAAGATATGAAATATAGAGAATATCCCTTTAATATCAATAAATATTACAAGAGTGTTCCATTAATGAACTCTCGCGAGACACCAGAATTCTATAAAGGATTTGATAAGAGCACCACATATACAAGGATTATGTCTAAGATATCTGACTCTGCATTGTTTACCAGAGGAATATTCACAAGAGATTTTACAAAGCAACTTTCACAATCATCGTTGAGAGAAAAATTATTTTACAATAAAAAATGCACTGTAGAATTAGTATCAGATTATTCACTAGAAATTGGTGAGGTTGTGCAACTAGACATATACAAAGGTGGTAGAGATAGAGAACAAGACTTTGCTAACTCTGGTAAATGGGTAATTGGTAGAGTCGAGAGAACATATAAAAACAGTGAGGATAAAATGACCACTAAACTCACGTTGTTTACTGACTCTGATGGTGAAGAAACATGATGAATGAAAATATTGCTAATTTTATAGGTAGAGAGGGGTTCAACTGGTGGATTGGACAGGTAGAGAACGATGGTAGGAGACATTGGAATGCATCACTACGTCTTGGATTAGGTGGTTGGGATTACTCTGATTGGGATTGGACAAATAAAGTAAAGGTTAGAATCGTAGGATATCACAATCCAAACAGAAAGGAACTGCCCACAACAGATCTACCATGGGCACAAGTATTGATGCCACCGATATATTCTATGAGATCTGGTATGGGATCCATACATCAGTTGCAGATCAATAGTTGGGTTATTGGATTCTTTATGGATGGCACATCTGCACAGATTCCTGTTGTTATGGGAACTCTTGCTGATGAGAATCCTGGCGGAGGTTATGGCGTAGAGGGTGGTAAAGAAGAAGGGTTCGCACAATTAGTATCACCTGATTACGAGTATCCAGATCATTCTGAGGATGGTAGTAGTTCACCAAACACAGGTAGCACAGTTGAGACTAACGAAGAAACTGGTCTAGATGAAGCACCAAAAAATAATGACGGACATACGCATAATTCTACTGATGATAAGAATGAACGCGGTCCTGCTAAGATGGAGAGTGAAAAGCAGAAACTAGCGACTGAAAAACAAAAGGTTACAGTTCAAGTTGGTAATGGCAAATGTGGATCAGAGACTGCTACAAAATTAGAAGGTCCTCTTGCTGAGTTTATGAAGTTTGCTCGTGGCGTAGAGAAGAATGACATAGATCAGTTTATAAACAAATTAGATGGTTCTGTTGTTGATATGGACTATGAGATAAACCTCATGTCACAACGTATACAAAAGAAACTTACAGGACTGACTGCTAATATCAAGGGCGTAGTCATGGAAGAGACTAACAAACTTGTGCAGGATGGTCTAGATGAACTTAGTATTCCAAATCCAGAGTTAGATACTGCAGTCAGAACTCAACTTAAGGATGTTGGAGATCTTGTATCATGTCTATTCAAACAATTAATAGGAGAACTTGGTGACTTTATAAAAGGTATGCTTAGTGATCTAGTAGAAAATGTATTAGACACTGCACTCTGTCTGGTTCAGAACTTCCTCGGTGAGATTATGAAGAAGTTGATGGATAGTATACAAAGTGCATTGGGTATATTAAAAGGTGTCACTGGTGCAATCAAAGGTGCAGCACAAAAAATACAGAATTTACTTAATAAAGTAGGAGACTTCATAGATCTATTCTGCGATGGTGCATTATCATGTGCTATTGGTGCATCTGTATTTGAAACTGGCACTGGTGCAAAAGCAAAAGGTAATGATGCTACTGCAAAACAGACTGCACAGTATAAAGTTAAACCACCCAACTCTGTATCAGTTGTGGGTGATGGTAAACCTAAGAATGGATTTGTTCCTGTAGTTGATAAAAGTGGCATCAAGAAAATATTCAATACTCAGACTGGTGCATTATCAAGTCTGGATAGTGCAACTGGTTTGGCATCTGGATTATCAGAAAAATCATTTGATACACGAGGACCTCTTGAGAAATTTGAGGGTATTAACTTCTATGATTCAAGTGGTAACATAGCAAGTCAAGCAGTCAACTGTTCTAGTGCTAACCGCAATAAGAAACCATGCTTCCCAGAAATGGTATGGGATAATCTACAGTCAACAAGTCCAGTCAAAGCACTGCCTATCATAGATGATATAGGACAAATACTTGGTGTGTTTATGCAAAAGAAAGGATCTGGTGTCGGTCTAGAAGCACAAGTTAGAGCACAGTTTACATGTAATGAACCAGAGGGTAGTGGTGCTAAGTTCAAACCAAATATTGTAGATGGCAAAGTTGATTCTATAGATGTCATCAATCCTGGCATAGGATATGGATTTGATCCTGCTGATACATTCTGTCCAAAAGAACAGTATGCAGTATTGGTTCCAAAAGAAGGTTTACAGCAGCATGTTAATGATGGAGAGTATCTAGAACAAATGGTAACAGGAAATCCTGATGTATTACAAGTGGTTGATACAGAATACTCTGATGATGATATGTTAATAGCAACTATAGATCCATCGTTCAACCCAAATCTTGTCGCAGGATTACAGTTAAAAACTAAATCTGGTCATGAGTTTACATTGAATTTCAATAGTAAGTTCCCAACTCTAGTCATACCTCCAAATGCAAAAGCATTATATGCAGGATGTGGTGATATTATACCTAAATTAGATGAGGTAAAAATTACAAACGTAGGATCTAACTATAAAGATCCAAAAATTTGTATTGGTGTAGGCGATAAGGAACAATGTATTGGCACAGCTACCACAGATAAAGATGGCAAGTTAATTAGTGTATCCTTAGACGTTCCAGTATTAGGTTTTGTAAAACCAGAGATCGTTGATAGTCAAGGAACAGGTGGAAGATTGAGCACAAATTACATTTACACTAGTCCTAGAGAAATCAGAGAGACTAACGTGTTGCCACTAACACAATATATTGACTGTGTGGGTCATCCTATGATAAAATCTAAGAAAGAGGATGAAGAGATATCATTGCAAGATACCGCATTTAATTTAGTAGATGGTCAAGATACGACTACAACAACTGATGGAGAGACAACCACTGTATCTACACCAACTGTTGCAGATCCCGTGTCAACTCCCGTAAATCAGGATACAACGCAACCAACGCAGCAAACACAGCAGCAGCAAACTCAACAGACACCACCATCCACACCACCACCATCTACTCCACCATCATCACCACCACCTAACCAAGGTGGTTACGGAGGTTACTAATGGTACTTAATCCATTCACAGGTGGGACTATTGTTAACAATCTCCTACCTAAATTAAGAATACGATATCCAAAGAACTGGGTGCAGTCCACATCTGTAGGACATATGTTCGAGATGAACAGCACTAAGGATGGAGAATACATACGTTTGCTCAATGCAAATGGTAATTTTTTAAACCTAGATCAGGATCAAAACAATAGTCTAGTTTCGTATAACGATACATATATCTTATCAGACCATAACCTTGTCATTAAAATTGGTAGGGATGTGGAAAATGATAGAATGGCACTGCATGTTGTTGGTGATGTCAACATTTACGTTGAGGGTGATATGCATAGTGAAGTTGAAGGTGATAGGTTTGACAGAGTAAATGGTAACTACCAGATGCAAGTCGGTGGTGTATGCACTATTCAGTCAGATGAAAACTTAGCAATACAAGCTAAGAATGAAATGAAGTTACAATCAAATGCCTACACAAACAAGACAACGTTCTTGGAAAATGATTTGAGTGAAGGCGGTTCTGTAAAAGAGAACGTAAAGGGTAATTATGAAGTTAAGATATTAAAAGAATC